TTATAAATACATACCCCGCGCTCCTTATTGCTCCAGTGCTATTTAGTTCGCACCCCGATAATATCAATTTATCCACACCAGCTATCATACACGCCGCTGCAAAGTTTTTGATATTAGATTGTAGATATCCTATCGTTTCACAATCCAAGGGAAACCGCGTCAACTCGGCAAAATTACCGTATATTGTTTTTTGTTCCATGATTTATTCTATATTGTATATTATTGTCTTTATGTTCTCACAAGCTGCCATATCTTTCCCGGCACTTTCATCTTATTCACCACGGTGCGCACCACCGTTTCATTTATCGGAATGCTTTGTGGTATGTATACATAGAAATCATAGCGCGTTTGCGAATTGTGGGCACGGTCGTTAAGTATAATATGCCGTCCCGGTGCGTTAATCCGCAAGGGCATGTCGATAGATACCGCTGTCCCTCTATGATAGAGAAAAAATGGATCTGCAATATTTTGCTGAGAATCCACCACCCGTATATGGTCTATGTTGTCAGGGTTAAATAGATTATTCAGGCAAAGCTCCATCCGGCACACCTGCGCATTATACTTTAGCCTTGTTAATGTATCCTTTCTATGTTGTTGCAAATTTTGCAACAACTGGGCTGGTGCGTTCATTAGAGCATGTATTACCCCCACAATGCCGTATCTCCTAAGAGGCATAGGCAGCAAGAGCGTGCCAAGTTTGGGGAAATCTATTTCAAGGATATTATCTTTCATAGGGTATCATGTTTAGCGTAATATTTTCTTCTATATATTGATAATACCCGGCATAAGGCACAGCCTTGTCGGCAATAGCAGATTCCACACCACTATAATCCTTCCCACTACACGAGCGCACTTGCACTATATTTACGCCCGATACTTGTTGCAAGGCATCTGTCAAGGCCATTATTGTAAATTCTCCATTAAAGGGCAAATTCTGTATATACGCCTTTATTGCATTTTTACAATTGTATTCCACGGTGCTGCTCTTTAGTAGTGGGTCGTACCATATATCAGCACCACACGAAAATATATCCCCCTCCTCGTCTATAAGGCGCGTTTTCACTCCAGCATATTTTATGCGGAGTATATATTCTTTAATATTGCTTTCCTCTTCTTTCAACGGCTTTTTAATACCGTTTTCTTCTCCAGCTATCTTTATGAGTAGATACCCCGTCATAGTGTCGTCTATAGCCACGGCGTGCTTTATTATTTGCGCCTCCAATATTTCTGCGTCTGTGTGGTTTTCTGTTATAGGATTTCCCCACTCATCCAGCAAAAATCCGTGGTGATATTCTTTCATTTTTAGAGCATACCATCGGCACGTTCCGGGCAGCTCTTGTTCTATACGCTCATCGATTTCGGCTTTCACCTTATCCATCAGTGTTTCCACCACAAAGGCGCAATATGCCACTATATAAATTATGAGCGTTTCTATACTCGCCTTAGAATAAAAACTCGCAAATGGTGTATCGGGTGCAAACCCATACAGCGAACGCACCGCGGTGTTTCGCATCCATTCACCCTGCAATCCTTCCTGTATTTCCTCTAATGTCCGTGCCATAATAATTCCTAATTCCTAATCCCTAATTCCTAATTTCTAATTTCAAATTTCTAATTCACACTCACCTCACCCAAAATCTATCCTCACCGCTGCCTTCTATCTCCATAAAGTTGATACCTTGATATTTTATTATGGTGTCTATTGCGGTGGCAGGTGGTTCCAACGATAGGATTTTAGCGGCTAATTTTTTACTTATTTCGCCCACTTCTATCTCTTGACCTATTGTAAGGTCATCAGTCAAAGAGATATTGTTGTCTATTGCGATGTCGATAGCAGCGGAGGCTTCGCCCTTGCTTAATATCGCTATATCCAATAGTGTTTGCCTTGGTAATACTGTTGCTTTCATAGTGCCCTATCTGTTATCATTCGCCTTTGCCTCTTCCTGCCTAATCCATACAAGTTCCTGAAACCTTTCTGCCCATTCTTTATCCGTCAAGGAATCGGGATCAATACGCAAGTAATATCTCAGTTGGATATTTATCTTGCGTATTGTATCATCGGGCTGCATTTCCGATTCCTCTATAATTTTACGAGTTCAGTTTCTTTCAGCTTGAATATTTGCACCACTCTTGGAGCCGCCGACATAAACAGCTCATCATCTGTCTTAAAATCATCGCACCCGCCCAAGAAGCAACTATTAAAGTAAGTTTCAGCCATTTTTATAGGGTTGTTTTGATACTGCGAAGCATACGCCAATATTTTGCGGTCTGGTTTCTTTACATAGCAGATTTTCCCCTCGCCTGTTATAGCATATATTTCACCATGCAGTGCCTTCCACTTGTCTATCTGCGCCTGTTCCACTGCCCCTTGCAGTTCTTTCATCTCTGTTGCTGTCTGTTCGTTTTCTTTCTCGTTTGCCATTTCTTTATCCTTTTATTGTTCTTTAATATTGTTCTGTTTATTTCCGCCGCATTTTATGCGGCCTTTCTGTCCCTTGTCCTGTTTATTTCCGCTGCATTTTATGCAGCCTTTCTGTCCCTTGTTCTGTTATTTCCGCCGCATTTTATGCGGCCTCCATCTCACGCCACCACTTCCTGTCTCAAATAGATAAAAGGCAGTGTTACCTTCATATAAGTTTCCGAGTTGGCAAATTTGCGCTCCGCAGTCGTAAATTGGCAGCCCTTCAGCAAAAACGTCCTAACCGGCTGCGGTGGATTCCCGAAATTCACCAAAATATCCACATTAAGGCTTAGCAAACTGCCATCAACAGCCGCTGCCTCCAACGTCTCCAGCTCCGATTGCAATAGTGTTAATTGACCACTGTAATCTATTTGTCCAGGCTGTAAGCAGAGCGGTTGATTTCCTTTGCCATATACAGCCTCTTTCTTTTGATTTGCTTTAAAAGACACCTCTTGAATACCCGTAATAGGTTTGCCACCTATTAGCACTGTAATATCGCTCCATGCGTATTCTCTTGTGTCTACCGATTGTGTTATTGTTGCCATGATTTTGAAATTGGATTAATTGATAATTGACAATTGACAATTATCAATTGAAAATTATGCATTATGAATTATGAATTATGAATTATGAATTCTGAATTATGCATTATACATTATGAATTATGCATTATGAATTATGAATTATTTACAAGGAACCCCAAATTACATTCTATATACTTAGCATATCCGTAAGGTTTCACCTTCAAAGAGAGTTCTATTTTGTTAGTTGCCAAAATATTCTGGTCCGGGTCTACGTAGCATTCCACGCCAAGATCTGTATCATCTTGCGGGTCTACTCCGAGGTTACCGTTTACAGTCATGTTAGAATAGATAGCGCGTTTTACGGTGCTTTGTATATCCTTGCAAACGGTGTATGGTAGTGTTCCGTCGTTCAATACCGGGATTTCCTCGCCTACGTATTCTACGAGTGTTTTGTATGCCACTCTGTACGCTTTGTCTATCACTCTGCGCCTTGGTAAGAGTCCGTAATCGTCGCTAGCTGCTGTTGCCATAAGGTCATCAGAGAAGTAATACCCAGCCTTACCTTGAAACACCCTTGCCGTAACGATGCCTTTTGTTTGTTTACCTTCTGCGTATGTGTTATTTACAAGCCTGTTATAATTGCCGTCCACATACCAAAATTCAGGAGCGAATATTGCACCGTCCTTTACTCTTGCCAACGACCTTTGCACTGGTGATTTTGCCGCTCTGCCTGCCACGTACCAAAGGAGAGGTACACCTGCTTGTGCTTCGGTGGTTACGTTGTCCACTATCATCACACGGTTTAGTCCGAGTTCGCTCACCTTTGGATTGGTCTTTGCGTATGTTTCTGCCAAACTAACGATAAACACCACCGGTGCAAACAACTCATCAGCCGCCCAATCTCCGACGTTTTGAAGTATGCGCAAATAGGCTGCATCTGGCACGTCGGGGATTACAACGTTTCTAATATCTCCGTTAAATCGTCCCAACATCGTTTTAATATTCGTTTCCGCGTTTGCCGCTGCCACCGATTTGCCGCTCACGATAAGTCTTGCCTTGCCGTTTACTTCATTGTAAAAGGCTTTTATAAGTTCGTTATCTTTGCCCAATTGATTTGCAAAATCCTCGTAAGTAAGGCTATCAATATCACTTGGCAACGTAGGGGTAAATGTCAAGAAGGTGAGTGTTACACCATCGTCCATTGGCTCAGTTCCACCTATCGCCCCATTTTTGTAGTTTATTTTAATACTTGGTAATGCCATTTTAATACTGTTTTAATATTGTTTGTCCCTTGTCCCTTGTCCATTGTCCATTGTCCATTGTTCATTGTCAATTGTCCATTGTCAATTGTCCATTGTCCATTGTCAATTGTCAATTGTCTTGTTTTTTGAGCTTCTTTTCCAACTTTTCCAGCACCTCCGAAAACCTATTGAAAGCGGTTGAATTTTCTTTGATAGCCCCCACGAGTTCGGTATTGGCAAATTGGAGGTATTCTATATACTTATCGCGGAGCTTGAGAGATTCCTCGTTGTTTTTGTTGATATACTCCAAAGCCTTCTTGCCAAACCACCCCATGGCAGCAAAAAGTATCACACTCACTGCCACGGGATAGGCAAGGGATTGAAACACATTAATAAATGTTTCTTCCATTTTTTATTAAATTTTTATGAAAAGAATCGAATTAGTCGCCTGTATTGCCACCGTCCTCTCGCACAGGAACGAAGCAACCAAATCTTGCCGAAGCCGAAAGTATTGTGCCGTAGAATTGCGGATTGCTCTCGTCTGTGTATACTTCGGGTTTCGATAGTGCATACATATAATCTCTCTTGTGCCAAGCAATAGCAGCTGCATTGCCACCCAAAGAGGAACGTTTAAATACATTAAGCCCGAAGATCTGACCAATCACACCGGTCGAAGCATTGGCAAGGCTCAAAAATGCGTTGCTTTGTGTATCTGTCAGTTCTTTCAAGAGTTTTGCATACGAATCAGCCGAAAGAAGCACATATCTGTCTTGCTCTGGATAATCGCCCTCGTCAAATTCTTGTGCCACACCTCGCAAAATTGTGGTAATGTTTGTGCCTGTCTTTGCGCCGATGGCACGGAGTTGTGTGAGTGCGTATTCTGCAATCCTTCGGTTCAATCCTTCTGCAATCTTGTCTACAACAATCGAACGTTTGTCGTAACTGAGTTCCACATCTTCGGGGTTAAAAAGCCTGATAGGATCGGTTGTAAAATGATGCATAGTAATCACCTTTTCTGTATCGTTGCTCACTGTTACAGTTCCCGGCAATACTGCGCGATCGATCTCAGTATTAACCGAGCCATATTCTACGGGGATATGGATATTGTGATTATCAGCAAAGGCAGAGTAATCTGTACCTTTGGTCAAAAAACTATTGTCGGGTACGAGTAATCTTTGAATATCGTTCACCCAAATTTCTTTATTCAATGCCATGTTGTTTTATTATTTTGTATTATTAATATTTATCTGTCCTTTATTGTCCCTTTATCGGTCCTTTATCGTCCCTTTATCGTCCTTTATCGGTCCTTTATCGTCCCTTTGTTCTGTTTATTCCAGCCACATTGTATGCGGCTCTCCAATAATTTTCAATTTTCAATTTCCAATTTTCAATTGAAAATTATCCCACATATTCTTTCCCAAATTTCTCAAAGAAAAGTTTTCTAAATTCCTCCGGGTTTATTTCTTTCAGCCTTTTGAGTTCTCCAGCCTTGTCGAGTTCGTCCCACGATCGCTTCACTTTGGGCTCTTTGTTTACCAACGACGAAAGTGTCACCTTGTTTTCTTGATTCTCCGCCACCTCGCTCTGTCTTTTCTCTGTCAATTTCATCGACATACTCTCCAACAGTTCTTTTGTATCTTCGGGCTTATCAAGATAGAAGGCAAGTACAATGCTTTTTATATCTCCATTGATTACGCCTTTTTCTACGTATGTATTTACCACAGCCTCTGCCTCTCTAAAATCCCTTTCTGCAAGTTCCCTTTTAAGTTCGTTCACCTGTGCTGATAGGTCGGCAATAATATCTGTTTTCGCTGCCAATTCCGTCTGCAAATCGTCAATTGTCAATTGTCCATTGTCAATTGTCAATTGTTCATTGTCAATTTCTTTCTTTTCCATCTGATAAAATAGTTTATTAAAATCGTTAATACTAAGTTTCTTTTTGTTTTCTTCGTTGTCGTATACCACCAGCGCGTTTTCGTCGCTTGGTATGCTAACAATCGAAGCCTCTATCAATACACTATTTGTTGCAGTGTCAATCCCTTTCGTTTGTGATATGTTCTTTATCACAATACCCATCGAACAACCCTTTATAAAGCCGTCTTTCACTTTTCGCTCTATCTCCGCCGCAAAAGGATCATCCGTATCAAACACCGGCTCAGCTGTCAACTTACCCTCATCTACTTTTATCTTTTCCCACCGTCCTATTACCTTTTCGTGGTCGTGGTTATATAGCATCACCGGGTTCTTCTTAAATCGTGTCAGGTCTATCCCCTCCACTTCAGTCCTAAACCCGTAGCTATTCACAGTTGCACTATCACAAAGTACTATTTTCATTGTATTATGTTTTTATCTGTTTCCTTTGTTCTGTTAATTCCGCCGCATTTTATGCGGCATCCAGTTCTTTATTCTTCCCACCTGTTTGCAGGCTTGTTTTCCTTTGTTCTGTTAATTCCGCCGCATTTTATGCGGCATCCAGTTCTTTATCATTCCCACCTGTTTGCGGGCTTGTTTTCTTTGTTCTGTTAATTCCGCCGCATTTTATGCGGCATCCAGTTCTTTATTCTTCCCACCTGTTTGCAGGCTTGTTTTCCTTTGTTCTGTTAATTCCGCCGCATTTTATGCGGCATCATGTTCTTTATTCTTTCCACCTGTTTGCAGGCTTGTTTTTCCTTTGTTCTGTTAATTCCGCCGCATTTTATGCGGCATCCTATTCTTTATTCTTCCCACCTGTTTGCAGGCTTGTTTTCCTTTGTTCTGTTAATTCCGCCGCATTTTATGCGGCATCCAGTTCTTTATTCTTTCCACCTGTTTGCAGGCTTGTTTTCTGTTTTCACTGCAAATTTGCCACAAAAACTCAGCCCCAAAAAATTGTGTGTAAACCTTTTACACACATTTTTTTCATACGCCTAATATTGCAGACTTTTGCATTGTAATCAAAACAACAAAGCATAATGAACAAAGCAGAAATAACACTACGTAAAGGCTATGCCTATCGGCTGTATCTTGCAGGCGAAACGCAAAAAAGCATTGCTGCCACCACCGGTATATCCGAAACCACCATTGGGAAATGGGTTCAAAAAGAAAATTGGCAGCAGCAACGCGACGATCAAGTATCCTCCACTCAATCGCTTGCCAATTCGCTTATGACAGCAGCCAAGAAAATGACAGAAAAAATTGTTGAACTTACTGCCAAGGGCGACATCGACATCAAGACCCTAAGCCAATGTTCCGACAATCTTTGCAAGATAATGGCCTCTGCCGAGCGTATCACCAAGAGTGTCACCAAGGCCACAATTATCGACGTTATCATTGCCCTCGATCGTTGGCTCGCCAACCGCAAACAGTTCGACAACGACTTAACCGACGAACAATTTAAATTCATCACCTCTTACCACCAAAAATACATAGAGGACCTAACAATTAACAATTGACAATTCACAATTGACAATTCATAATTCATAATTCATAATTCATAATTCGTAATTCGTCAACTCGTCAACTCGTTAATTCGACAATTCGTTAATTCGTTAATTCGTAATTCGTAAATCATAAATCGTAAATCGTAATTAAAATGAACCCCGACAAAAAGGCATTAGACAAATACTACGAGCATCTTCAATATCTCAAAAGCATCACGGAGGCGTCCAAAGGGCAATCATTTGCCACTTCCGATACTCAGTCTCGTATTGAAAAAGCACGGAAAAACTATGCTTTTTTTGTTAAGACGTATTTCCCGCACCTCGCCAAATCCGATTGTGGCAAATTCCAAATAGATGCCGCCAAATACCTCAAAAACAATCCTAAGGCACGCGCCGTATTCGAGTGGGCTCGTGGTCATGCCAAGAGCTCGCATTTGTCGCTAATGATTCCACTTTGGCTCAAATGTCAAGAAATCTCCGAGCCTATTATCATGGTCTTAGTATCCAAAAGTCAAGATGCCGCCAAACGTCTATTATCCGACATCCAGGCGGAACTCGAAGCCAACGAACTTTATATTCACGATTTCGGCCAGCAAAAAACCAACGGCCTTTGGACCGACGGCGAATTTGTTACCGAAGACGGTTCTATGTTCGTAGCCCTTGGTCGTGGACAATCGCCTCGCGGTATCAAGAAAAAGGGCATCCGTGTCAATTACATCTCCATCGACGACATCGACGACGACGAAATGGTTCGCAATCCCCGTCGTGTAGACGAAACCGTCAAATGGTGTATGTCTGCTTTGCTTGGTACTATGGCTATGGGGCGAGGTCGTTTTGTTCTTGTTGGCAACCGAATCGGTCAAAAATCCGTACTCAGCGAAATTGCCGAGCGTCCTCACTTCTACCATACCGTTGTCAACGCCCTTGATAAGAACGGCGACCCTTCTTGGAAAGAAAACTACACCAAAGCCGAAATCCAATCCTTACGTGAGGAAATGGGCGAACTTCTATTTCAAAAGGAATACATGAACAACCCCGTAATCGAAGGTGCTGTATTCGAAAAGAAATACATCAAATACGGCAAAATCCTCAAAATAAAAGACTACCGTGCCATCGTCTGCTATACCGACCCGTCGTTCAAAGACACCTCCAAAAACGACTACAAGGCCACAATGCTTGTAGGCCTCACCAAGCAAGGCGAATACCACGTCCTAAAAGCCTTTGCCGACCAAACAAAGGTGTCCACCATGGTAGAATGGCATTATGATATTCAGGCGTTTATTGGTGAGGGTTCGTGCCGTTACTTCATGGAAGCCAATTTCATCCAAGATAGTCTCCTCGACGAGTTCAAAAAGGAAGGCGAAAAGCGAGGCTTGCAAATCCCAGTCCTTGGCGACCGCCGCAAAAAGCCCGATAAATTCGCCCGTATAGAGGCTCTTCAACCTCTCTTCGAACGTGGTTTAATCATATTCAACGACAACGAAAAAGACAGCCAAGGCATACAGGTTTTAGTCAACCAGTTGTTAGGTTTTCAGCGTGGCAGCCGCATCAACGACGATGCCCCCGATGCCTTAGAAGGCGCAATCTGGATTCTCTCCAACCTCGAACGCAAGGTCAACAACCGCTACGTTACCCCGCCCAAAATCCGCCGCCGCTGGTAACTATCGCCCTATGTCCTGCCCCCTCGTTCTGTCAATTCCGCCGCTGGCAACTATCGCCCTATGTCCTGCCCCCTATGTTCTGTCAATTCCGCCGCATTTTATGCGGCCATCAACAACCCTTTAATACATTGTTAAAACCATGGCATATTTATCAAAAGAAGACTTCAATACAGCAATGTACACTCACATCATCGACGAAATCTCCGACTTCGACGATTCCGCCGTTGCTCAGTGCATTGCAGTAGGTATCGAACAGGTTAAATCATACCTCAAAAACCGTTATGATACTTCGGCTATCTTTTCAGCCGAAGGCAACGATCGCAACGCACTAATCCTCGAATATTGCAAAGTCGTTGCCGTTTGGGAACTGCTAAAACTTTGCAGTGCCGAAACTCTCTACGACACATGGCGCGAACGTTACGACCGTGTTATTGAATGGCTCGAAGGTGTCCGCGACGGTAAAAACACACCCGATCTCCCTCTACGCACCACCGACACCGATGGCGACGGCAACCCCGATTCCGCCCTCCTCGCAATGCGTTATGGCTCCAACAAAAAATTCAATCACTACCTCTAATTCACAATTGACAATTGACAATTGACAATTCATAATTCACAATTCATAATTCATAATTCATAATTTCTAATTTCTAATTCCTAATTTCTAATTCGTAATTTTCACCATGCAAACCTCTTTAATCAATCAAATAATAAAACGTCAGTCGAGCATCATCCGCCGCGACTTCACCGATTGGAAGAATGCGCAATATTCCGCACTTTCTGTCTCCAATCCCCGTCAATATCTTTTGCAAACATTGTATTCCGACGTTATGCAAGATGCCTTAATGACATCTCAAATAGAATCTCTTAGAATCAGCAAAACCAAGGCTGCTGATTTCACCCTGGTAGATTCCGCCGGCAACACCGACGACCTTTCCACCAACACCCTAAAAGATAGCGGCCTTTTTGATACATTTGCTATGTATGTAGTCGAATCTCTATTTTATGGTTTCAGTATCTTAGAGTTGATAAATGGAAAACTCCAACTCTTACCCCGCACGCATATCGACCCCGAAAATGGCTTATTCTATCCCGATCCATACGGTAGCAATGGCATACAATACCGCAACCTTCGGGAATACGGCCGCACCATCTTGGAACTTTACCCCAAAAAAGGCGACCTCGGATATATCAACAAAGCCGTGCCATATGTCCTTATCAAAAAATTTGCTTTATCTTGTTGGAGTGAGTTTTGCGAAATCTTCGGTATGCCGCCACGAATCCTCAAAACCAACACCAACGATTCCGAAATGCTCTCCCGTGCCGAATCCATGATGCGCGAAATCGGTTCGGCTGCATACGCTATTATCGACACCACCGAAGATATCAATTTCGGTCAATCTGTATCCACCGACGGCACTATATACGAAAAACTTATCTCCAAATGTGATAGCCAAATTTCGTTAATCAATCTTTCTGCCGTCTTAGGTCAAGACACTGTCAACGGCAACTACTCCAAAGAGGAATCCAGCGCAAAACTCTTAAACGACGTTGTCTCCTCCGATAAAAAACTCGTCGAAAGTCTTTTTAACTCCGTTTTAATGCCTTCTTTGGTTTTCAACGGTCTTATAAAAGACGGCTTAAAACTTCGCATCTCCCAAAGCAAAGACATCGAATCCCTTTGGAACAAAACCGTCCAAGCATTACCATATTACGACATCGACCCCCAATGGATAAAAGACACCTTCGGCATAGAGGTAACAAAACGAATTGACAATGGACAATTGACAATTGACAATAACAATGGAAAGTTGAATCTTGACAGTTTTTTCGCCTAAGGGCGCAATCCCGCAAAAACTACTACGAAGCCTTAAACGCTGCCCTTAATACCCTCTATTCCGAAGGTTCTGTCAATTCCGGGCAGATTTCATCTGCCCCCACCACACTTGCATCCTCCCTCAACGACTTCCCCGATGATTTCGATGATAGTCTTTTCGAGGATGCAGTAAAGGAAATATTCTCCAACAAAGGCTACACTCCCGAAATGCTCTCCCAACAGGCGGGTGCCAACCTTATTAGAGAGACATTCCGCGTATTCAACCATGCAGTCTCCAACGGTCTCGGACAAGAACCCGACCCCGCAGTATCAGCGGCACTTCGCGAAAATGCCTTTATATTTTCAGGCTTTAAGACACATGCCGAACTGGAACAGGTGTCGCAAATGCTTGTAGACGAAAAAGGCAACATCCGCCCCTACAACGAATTTCGTCAAGATGTAGAACGCATCAATCAAGACTACAACCACAACTACCTCCGCACCGAATACAACCAAGCCCTACAATCGGCGCAGATGGCAGGCAAATGGGCAGACTTTGAGAAAAACAAAAATTTTATAAATTTGCAGTATCGTACTGCCAACGACGAACGTGTCCGCGCATCGCACCGCATACTACACGGCACCACATTGCCGGTCGACGATCCATTTTGGAAACAGTACACACCGCCCAATGGCTGGGGTTGCCGTTGCACCGTGGTAGCAGTTCCCAAAGACGATTACCCCGTCCAAGACAGCCACGGAAGCATAGCCAAAGCCGAAAGTTGCTTTAAAACACCAAAAGAAAAGATGTTTAAAGAGAATTTGGCAGAGAAAAAACGGCTATTTCCAAGTAAGCACCCGTATTTACCAAAAGGATGCGGGGAATGCGAGTATAAAAAAGACATTGGATTGGCATGGCAACCGAACAGAATTTGGTGCCGTGTATGTGCTGCAATAAGGGAATGTTACGAAAGAGAAGCGAAGGAAAATAAAGTCAATCTCAAAAAAATATCAGTTTCAGAAAAACAGCGCATTTATAAAAAACCAATTAAAGATCAATTTAAAACAGCATTTGAGGGTCAAAACGGTGGCACAGTATTGATACATGAATTAAAAGACAAAGAACAGATGGATTATGAAAGAGTAAATAGAGCTGCAAAACTTTTTGCTGACAAAGAGAATGTGTTAGTAATGCCGGAAATTCATGTATCAGAAGCAGATGTCCGTCAAAGATTAGGATTAATAGGGAAATCCAACCCTGACTTAAAAGTTGGTAGTGAATGGGTAGACGTTAAAAGTCCGTTTTCTATTGAGACAATATCTTCTAATGCTTGTGAAGCTCAAAAACAAAATGCGATTGCTTGTATTACCGATGATATGTGTATTTTGAAAGTATCGGATCTTGAAAAATACGCAGGATATGTATTTAGAAGTCAAGGATACCATCAAGATAAAGTGTATTTTATTGTAGATGGTGTGCTATATAAATACAACAGGCAAGACTTTAAATAAAATCTTGCCTGAGGGTTCCCTACTTCGCGGGCAGGTTTCAGTGGTCTATACTCCACGGCACAAAAGTAGAAATATTTTTTTTAATAACAAATAAAAATACGAGAAAAAATGAAAGAATTGAAAGAATATCTGCAAAAAGAGTTCGACCGGACAGTTCACAGAAAGTACCGCCACCTCTTTGAACAATGGTTCTCAAAACTGACGGACAACCAAATCATGTACTACACCGCCTACAAGCAAGGCAAGAAAAGTCCATTTGTGTAACTCGTAGGGGCGTACCTCGTGTACGCTCCGTATAGATGCGCCCCAACCGTAGAGACGCGATTAATCGCGTCTCTACAACCAAACGGGCAGACAATATTTTTAACCAACAAATAAAAATACGAGAAAAATGGGAGACAGAAGACAAAATTTTTACCTCACAGCCTTATTGATGACGAGTTGTGCGGTATGTGATACGGCTGAAGAAGCCACAGATTTGGCAATGGAAACATTGGAGAATTTGGGTTTGTTATCAGACGACACAATGGAATCCGCCGCTGCGCCCAACCGTAGAGACGCGATTAATCGCGTCTCTACAATCAAACGGACAGACATTTTTTGAAACGACAAATAAAAATGCAAGAAAAAATGGAAGAACTGGAAATATTAACAGATAAAATTCGAATAGAGGACACTCCTTTGACAGATGAAGAGCAAAACGAACTTAAAAAGCAAATAAAGGAAGCCTCCAAAGAGGATTGTGCGGTAACGCTTGTAGAAACTCAGTTGTATATTTACACTCCGATAATACAAAAAGAACTGCAACATTGCCACCTTGCTTTATAAATAACAGTGGTTCAACGTTATGAAGATTTTCATAACGGTCCACAATGCGCTGTAATGCCCTTATATGAAAAACCACTATAAATATACAAACAATTTTTAATAAACAAATAAAAAACGAAAAAAATGGGAACATCACCTTTTTGGCGTTAATCGCCGTACCGCACCCGTAGAGACGCGATTAATCGCGTCTCTACAATCAAACGGACAAACAATTTTTAACAACAAATAAAATGCAAGAAATTTTAATGAATAAAATAGAAATAACCACCATTCACCATTGTAAAGAAA